ACGCCGCCACCGTCAGCGTAGTTAGTGTCGGCTTGCTGGTAAGCAGACGGCAAGTACATATCCCTCGCGGGCATGCCACGCTGCTGCGCAGACCACACCAACTGTCGGTATTTTCCGTCGTACAAAGCACCCGGTTCGTTCAACGACCTAGACGCGCTCTCGTAGCTGGAGGGCTTGTCGGGCCATGCTCTGCTGTAGCTGTCGGGGTGCGTATCGTTGGCGTAGGACACCAAGGAGTACAACTCGGGGTCGTCACTCTGGTCAAACCCACCGTCCCGCCCGTTCCCCGGCTGCGTGACGCGCATCGCGCCTGCCTTGATGAGGTTCTCGGCGTTCAACGGAGGGTATTTACCCACCGTGAGGTCGCTAAAGTACTCGTTCGACGGGCGGACGTTGCCACCATCCCGATAACCCCCTCGGAAATAGTTCCACTCAGGGTCTCTTCCCGGCCTATAGCTGGAGGGTGCCTCGGCGTACTGGCGTCCGGTGCCAGCAGTCGAGGCTGCGGGGTAGGTTGGCTCGACGGGCATCTGCGGCGGGGGCTTCTGGTCGAACATGCCCTGACCGGCAATGGACAGGCCCATGGGGAGGAGCGTCCTTGAAGAATTCGTTCCGAAGGTTCCCCACAAAGCCTTGGGGTTGGTCAGATTACCTGCCGCCTTTTGGGCTGTGTCCAGATAGTTTGATCCAGCATTGGATAGCTGGTTCCCCATGTCCCCGAACATGCCGGGGGCAGGAACCTGCAATGGGGCACCGACACTAGTAGCACCGGCCCACGGCTGGGCGCTGGACGCGGGAAGATACTGCCCCTGATCAAGTGGGTTAAACCTGTCGATGCTGCTGGTGCTGGGCATAACAGATGGATCAAGAGGAGTACTACCCGGAAGGGCCGCGCCAATACCTCCTGTGGCACCCTGCTTCGCAGCTTCCTTGGTCGCAGCTTCAGCCGCCTCGGCAGCGGTAGCCCCTGTTCCGCTGGCCAGACCCTCCAGCGCGGAACCAAAGCCATAGCTGCCCAGACCCGAGAGCAGTCCCTTGCCAGCAGCAGTCCCTATGTCGTTGCCCTCTGCCAGACCAAGACCCGCAGCCACGGCACCGGAGCCAATGGCACCAGCCATCGTGGTGCCCAGCGTACCCAAGCCCATGGCGGCAACGGCACCGGGCAGGAATGCACTGCCAGCCAGACCGCCCAGAAGGGGCAGCAGGAACGGCAGGAACGCCTCAGGCTTTCCGGTGTGGGGGTTGATCGTCAGCTTGCCACCGGGCATGGCGGCGGCTAGGCCACGAAGCTCCGCACGGTTTACATGCAGGAGTTCAGTATCTCCATACCTGCCCTTGGAAGCCAGATGATTCGCAATGTCTTTATAGGGATGTGATGGCATTGCTGTCCTCATACACTCGTTATGGTTTGCCAGCCCGCGCCGGTATTGATGCAAGCCTTGCCGAGCGTGCTATCGAAGATCAGCCAGCCCGCCCTGTTTGTCAGGGTGACTTTCTCCGCCGTCGTGTAGGAAGGTAGCGTACTTTGCTGCAAAAGCCGGATGGCGTTCCATAGGTTCTGCACTTCCTGCTCAAGCACACGCGAGTACTGGTTGCCCCACGCAATTTCGTAATCCGGAGGCGGATTGGGAAGCCTCATCGCCTGCCATCCGATCTGATGTCAGCGCGGACAACACCAAGACGCCAAGCAACCCCAAGGTCATTGCTCTCGCAGCGGAAGGATGCGCTTCTTCCCCTGAGGCGGATAAAGCACTGCTCCGTGAACTGCTCCACTGTGACCGTCGAGGTTTGCGTGACTGTCTTGCTGTAGTTTTGCGTAAGGCTTCCGCCCGGATAGTTCTGCATGGTGAAGGTCATGTCCACGGACGGGTTCGCCGCCGAAGAATCCCTGAACGTAACGTCAGGAATGAACCTGTTGATGAACATGAACTGCTCACCATTCGGCGCTTCCATGGGAGAACTCTCGATGTAAGCCGTTATCGGAGATGGCGGATTGGTGCTGCCATCATCATAACCATACTCATGGTCATACAGGTAGCCGTCTTCGGAAGTGGCTACCGGCAGATAACTCGGACCACGATCAATCCATGCGGTCCTGCCGAGTGAGCCAGTGTACCAGACGTTTTCCCTGATACTGTAGATCACATAGCTGTCGCATTCATTACTGTCTCCGGGATAAAGCCAACCGACTTCATCGAAGTGACTGTTGCTGAATGCATAGATTTTCTGAGACTGCGCCATGGTCAAACGACTAAATACATAATCCGCAACGGGACAATTCATTATCTGAATGCGACCATTGTAGGAATAGAACTGGTTGTGACCCATCCAGAATGAAACATCTCCCAAGGCTACTGCCGCGTTGGGAGAAATGATTGCGATGTTCGTACCAATCTGAACGAAGCTGAAGACAAAGGGCGCTCCCGTCCAGCGCATCTGGTAGATGGCAACATCCGTGTAGATAAGAGTTTCTGCTCTTCCTTCAAGAACAGCTACAATCTTGGTGCCGACAGAAAGGCGATAGCCACCGGCTGTATTGATTACGGTCGGCGTCCAGTCAGCGGCATCTTCCGTTGCGGACCAGCGAATGAAGAGAGGGTCTTGGGTTGCCGACCCAATCGGGTTGGTCCCGAATGCAAGAACATGCCTCTCTTCAGAGGACACCATGATAATTGTTGCAACAACCGGGGCATCAGACGCGGCGGGTATATCCTCAAGAGGAACCATTCTTGCCAGCGGCGTGGTCGCATCCCAGTAATAGATGTTACCATTGCGGACATTCGCGATCAGGTCTTCTCCGTAGTTATCATGCGACCAGAGACGGAGATTTTGTGAAATGCCATCGGTGGCATCCGATCCCCATGTATCATGCCCCCATGTGCCAGCGCCCCACCCAACACCCGGCACTGAGTTAGCAAGACCAACATTGATCTGGTACTCAGCCTCAACCGCTGCGCCGCCTCCCGAAGCAACGATTTGGCCTGCCGTATCTACGGTGATTGTGTAACTGCTGCCATTGATGATGCCGGTGATCTGGTGTTCTTGGTTAAAGTCTCCTGCCGGGATACCGGAGAAACTGGTTGCTCCAGAAAAGGTCACGAAGTCATTCAGGACAGCACCATGGCCAGCGTCTGTCACTGTAACTGTGGTCGATCCAATGGTGGTGGCAAACGGATTGGCTGCCAAGGTAACTGTTCTGCGGATTGGAGTAATGTCAGTATAAGAACCACTGCCAGAATTAATGTAATACTTCAGGTTGGTTCCGAGTCCGAAGTATTGCCTTCCACTTAGAATCGTCCAGTTGATGAGAGCCCTGCAAATCCCCAGAAATACAGAAGTCGAATACTTCTGCCAGCCCCCCATCTTCTCCGGAAGACTCATACGAAACCGAACCCAGTTGGAATCAAACCAGCCAGTCTCGTTGGCATATCTGGTCAGGTCTTTGACGATCCCCGGCTTAAATTTCAGAGGAGTAAGCATCTGTTAAGCCTTGATAATATAATTCGCAATAATAGTAGGCTGCACGTTGTTGTGAGCTGATCCACTTCCTGCGTTCTGAATAGTAATTCCGGTGGTGTTCGAATTGGTGGCGGTCGCAGCCGCCGCCAAAGACCACAACGAATTGCCGCCGCCGCTTCCGCCGATAAAGACGTTTGAACCCGTGTTGCCGCTCTGGGTTATGCTGTGGGTATGCCCCGAGTCCGTAACGCTATGGCTGTGAGCCGCAAGTTCTGCGGTGATTAGTGTGTGCGTCTGACTTCCGCCCACAGCAGCCAGCGTAGTCCCGTCTGGCGTCATGGTCGTGGAAGTCAGACGACTGGCTGCCGAACCGCCCATGTCATCCTTGCCAGCAGCAACGCGACCACGCATGTCCGGTATATTAAACGTAGTAGTTCCATTACCCGCGCCGTAAGCAATCCCAATAGCAGTGAAGAGCGCCGAATAGGTCGTTCGATTCACGGCGGACCCATCGCATAGCAACCAGCCTGAAGGAGCAGCCGCTCCCCCATAAGGCATAAACACTCCGGGCGGTAAGTACGTGGAGAAGTTAATGGAAGCTCCGTCAGTACTAATCAACGTCATGGTATTGTTGACCGTCAACGTCTTGCCGTCAGCAATAGCCAGAGTAGACCCGGTCGCCGGGGCAGTGATTGCAGTCTTGTTGAAGCTGGCTCCAGTCACGGTTCCCATCGTGGCATTGCCCGTCAGCGTCGTCGTGCCGGTGACAGCAAGGTTGCCGCCGATTGTAGCGTTACCCGGAGTTGACAGTGAGGAGATACCGAGAGTACCCGCAACAGTAAGATCACCAACGCTGTTGATCGCCTCTACGACGTTGGTTCCATCAGCATAAACATACCGTTTCAAGCCGGGACCTATAGTGATACCCGTACCGGCTGTCGTCTTGACCACGATGGAGAACCCACCCGTGGTCGAATTGGTAACGACGTAGTTCTTGTTCGATGTCGGAACAACCAGATTGCGGTTGGCTGTCAGGACCCCAGTACAATTGAGATAGACATGGCGACCACTTCCCGTGACCCCATCAGGGGTCGTGATGGTCTGATTGGCGTCTGCCATGGCAACCG